GTAATGAAATGAAAGTCAAAACTGCTTCTTCAAACGTCTCTTATAGCTACGTCCTGCTGGTGTAATAACCAACCGAAAGCCGAAGCCTTTACCAACCGAATCAAACTCACGACGAATAAGTTTTCGATTGACGAGGTTTCTAATAATAGCCTCATCCATCTTATCATTGCTAACACGGTGTTCAACACACCCATATAAAATATTTCTACCCGCTGTAGCGAGTATGTTGTATATTCGCGATTGCACTTCTTCGGTTGTATTCATCAACTCGAGACCAAGATGCAGTAGATGACGATAGCCATAGATAACAACAGAAAAGCCCAACCTGTTAAGGCCTCAACTTTTCGGCGTACCCTTGATGGCATTTGATTTCTCACTAGCTGGTTGTTTGTTTGTGTTTTGATTTCGTTTGGTTACCTCCAAAAATTCGGATAAGATGTGGGCCATCAGCGCTATGATGAAGGCCACTAAGATGGTTACGCCGAACCGTTTCATACATGATGCTTACCCTAAACTGAGACAGAAGACAAGGATTATTTGAAACCTGTAAAGGTATCTTTCGGAAGATCCCCCCAGCCCATAGAAGAACCGTCCATGATCGGAGCATCGTCCTTCGTGATAGTTTCCTGTGCTTTGTTCTCTACGTTATAGATCCTCATCTTCATTTTGTCCAGACCCACCACAAAGCGACGATTTTTAGCCACATCAGAGTAACGATTCTTCAACTGCTTGACCATGATTTGGCCGATTTGCTCCAGTTCCTCCGAGGCGATGAGAGCCAAGAACAAATCAGCTGTCATAGGCAACCCGATAGAGTCTGACGTGTCGTCCAGCGCAAGGTCTGAACTTCCATAACCTTGGCGGTTGGTTTGAGTGGCCGTCCAGATAGGTAAGTTGAATTCAACACCTAACCCTCTTAGCTCTTCAGCAATAGACTTTATATAAGAGTAAGAGTTGACGTTGGCTCCTTGTTTGATTCTGGTCGACATACAAATGTTGATGTAATCTACATATATGACCTGAGGCACGAAGTTCTTCTTCAGCTTCAGCTCATTCAAAAGATAGCGAAAATGACTTGCCCCTGCCTGTGTAGTCGGATATTCTTTGATGATAAGCTTACCCTTGGTGGCCTGCGCCAAACTTTGTATTTTGTCCGTATAGAGCTGCTCAGGTATCTTAGGAATCTCATCGATATTCAGGTCTAGTAAGTTGGCATCTATACGCTCGGCAATTTTCTCCTCAGCCATCTCTAACGTGATGTAGAGGACGTTGTAACCTGCAGCCAAGTTAGCAGCCGCAAAGTCACATAGGAAAATTGTCTTGCCAACACCAGTAGGCGCCAGCAGGATATTCAACGTTTTGTTCGATACACCACCTTTCGTAATTTGGTTCAATAGGTTGATACGAAACGGAATTTTGGTCTCGACCTGATGATATAGCGCAAAACGTTTCATCGCATCGGCGATGAAATCGTGGCCAATAGAGGAATCAAACGAGACCGCAAGAGCATCCTGCAGAAGCTTGGGTATACTCCCCTTGCTCAGTTGGCCCGTCTTGTCGTCCAGGATAGAGATAGACGTTCGGATGGCGTTGTAGACCGCACGATCCTGGCAGAACTTCTCTGTCTTCTCAAGCAGCCAAACAGGATCAGTCTTAGAGTCAACCTCCAAGTTGGATATGATCTGCTTGCTTTCCTGAAAACGATCCTGGTTCAACCCCTGCTTGTTGCTAAGGTCTATGAACAAGGCTTCACGACTAGGAAGAGCATTATAGCTCTTCACATAAGAAGAGATGAGGCCGAAGACAATTGTCTCAGCCTCATTCTGAAAGTACTCTTCTTTTAGATATGGTAAAACTTGTCGGGCGAACGTTTCGTTGAAGGCTAAGTTGGATAAGATTACATGTTCAAAAATCTAATCAGGCTCCGTGTTCGTTTTCCATAATAGAATGGACAGGCGCATGAACCGAGAAGGTTGCCGTTATAGCACGATGAATTGGATCAGCCTCTGGCTTCGGCGCTAGGCTCTCGCTATACTCAATCCACTTTTTGAGTTCCGCCACTGCTTCAGTAAGGGCAGCTACAACTTGTGAATATTGTTTTGACAGGCCTTGATGCAGCGTTCTCCAATCCTCTATCTGCTGATCCTTCTCCCTCAAAAGAATATCCTTCTTGGAGAGTTCAGCACGGAGGCGCTCGTTCTCCTTCATGAGCTCCTTATCATGAGCCGAAACCTGCTTGGTAAAAAACATAATTCCTTTATCGTTGATATCAGCTGCCGTGTAATCTGTCATTGGATACTCCTGGTTGACCTTGACCTTGAAAGCCTTGACGATCTCTTTGAAAAAGTTGTCCTGGGCGGCGGCCAGGTTCACCGTACGAACTACCTCACGGTTGATTTCGGCGAGAATCTCGGTCGAGAGAATGTTGTCAGTTACCGCATTCGCCGACATTTTCAAGGCTGTTGAGTTGCCAGTTGGCTTGATGATGGTGTGATCTCTTTCGTAAGCTGGCGGTACTTCATCCGACCAAATCCCACTGTGTTCGTTATAAATCTTGGTAATAAAATTCTCGCCATACTTCTGACTGGCTGTAACTTCGCCCATCAATCATCCTCTTCTGTTGCTTGCATTATACCCGTTTCGTTGGCTAACGTATATTTATTTTTCAGCCATTCTGAAAAATCTGTCTCTGTAAGTAAGTGTAGGAAAATGCTGTTTCTAGTTTCCTCAAAAACCTTTGATGAGATCTTATCAGTACCCATGGACTTTACTATATAGGAGCGCCCGACAGCCTCTACAAAGCCACCCTCCAGAGCTAGCTCTAGCAGCCCTGACCACTTGTCGATGCCGCCGTCGAAGCGAACAGAAACAGGGATCTTAGACTTCTCCTTGACGAAGCGAGACTTCTCCACATTGATGATAAAATCATAACCCACAACCTCCTTATCATCCTTCTCCTGACGACGGCCAATGATCCAGATGGTGTCAGACGAGTAGTAGGAGCCTGTGCCACCACCCACGATATCCTTGGGGTACATCCCGATTTCTTTGTAGGTATGGTTCACAACGATCAGCGGAATGTCTTTCAGCGTCAGGTGCGGAGTCACCATACGGAAGAGTGACTTCATGGCCTTGGCCCGCGTCATATCGGCCACCGACTTACCCTCTACCGCGTCCTCAACCTCCTTACGGGAAGCGAGGTTACCGATAGAATCGATAACGATGATGACGTGATCCCCACGCTCGATACCAGGCTTGTCCTTACCCTTACCTTCTAACTGTACCATGAGGTCATGCTTCAGCTGCTCGACGTCCGTGATCGGAATATGAATCACGCGGTCTTCAGGAATACCAAACGTCTTCAGGTACGACTTCGGAATACCAAACTCCGAATCATAGAAGAGTAGGATGGCGTCCTTATGATGCTTAAGATAAGCCGCAGCTAAGATAAGAGCAAAGCCACTCTTGAAGTGCTTAGACTGACCAGCAATCATTGTCACGCCGCTCTGTAGACCGCCATCAGGGCGACCTGAAAGAGCTACGTTAACGATAGGAATGTTGGTCGGAACTGACGACCGCTCTTCAAATAAAGCGCTATCTTGTAGCGTAGAAGCTTGTTTGATTGTTGCGTTATTAAGTAATTTCTCTCGTAGACCCATGCCTTACCTTTTGAATATGAACTTTACAATCGTCGGGATTTTCAGAAAACGTAAATGTGATATCCCACTTTGGGGTATCATCTTCTGGAAAGACCGTGAAGCGAATGGGTATCCCATCTCGGACACACCACTCTCGAAACTCCTCCATCAACTCGTCGTCAGCTGTGACTTTGAAACTGTACATTTCGCCATCTCCTCCTCAAGTCTTCTCTTGATAGAATACACGTTGGTCTTTTCATTATAAGTGTAAGGCTCATTAACGATCACAACAGCCCCACTCTTGAGAGTAATTGCCAGATGTGTGGCCTTGTTCCAAGCGTCTATATGAAGCTCTATCGCCGCCACTTCAGCAGGATCGACAGTAGTCTGGTCGTTAAGTTTCATCATTCAACATCTATTCCGTCTTCTTGTCGTGCTCTGAAATAAGAACGGATATCATCGCGCAAATGGATCTGGCGATTGCCAAGATGAACATTCAAGCGATATAGACCTTGCTGGTCTCTTGAAATATCTTTCGCCGGATCATACTTATTACGTGTCAAGATTTCCCATCGTTCCTGATATTTGCGGTTGACCTTCTTGCCGTGCCAGTAATGCGATATCATTCCAGGAACATAGCCAATATTCTTGCGAACGCGGCTCATGGCGATGGCTTCCCATTCTAGCACCGAATCCTTATAGGCTTTCGTAACCCCTCCAGGAAGGCTTCTCGCGGCCTCTCCAATAAGCCCTAGAGCCATATGGTGGTCGCCCGAACCCAGGATGGCCTTGTCGTACAGTTGGATCTTATCCAAGCAGTCACGACGAGCTCCCCAAGCATAACCTGGGTGCCAAAACTTACCCTTGGTTACCTCATAACCATAGTAGCCTCCTGTCCCTGCTCCTTGAGGAGGCTTGTAGTCGTTCTGGAAGTAGGACCAAACGAAACCATTATGAAGCTGAAGAGGCTCCAGCGACGGACCCAGATCTACAACATGTGAGAACATCTGAACAATGTCATAGTGCTGAAGCTGATGAACAGTCTCTTCGATAATGTCCTGGCGCTGGAAGCTGACGTCGCCGTCAACCCAAAGCACATACTTCCAGTCAGGGTCAAACTGACAGAGATGTTGGATAGCCAAGTTGATGAGGTTCTCTTTGTGCCAGAGTTCCTCACGAGTGCGAAACTGTAAGTCGTAGGGGTCGTTGCGCTGTGTTAGATTGAATTCACGGTCGCCATAGGCCACCTCTACAGTCAGCAGCTTGGCGCCGCTGTCCTGCATATGCTTCTCGAACTCCTTGAAGAGACGATAGCGGGAGTGATAACGGATGGGGTTGGAGCAGATCGCGACAACATAACACTTCGATACGTCAATCCTAGACTTTGTGGTGAAGTCTGAATACATGATACTCCATTATGAGAAGAAGGATTCTAGTGTACTCTGTTCTTCATGAACCCAACCTAGAAGCGATAAGATGGACTTGATTGGTTCCAGAAATGTTTTGCTGAACATTAGGTCGTAGTCAACGTATTTATGTAGGTCTAACTCAGTAGGTAGATACTGCGGATAGGAAATGACGTCACAGAAAGCGGGGTTAGGAGTCTTCAGATAGACGAATTTGAGTTTATCTTTGTCGTTGATGAGAGGGTGGAGTTCTTGTAAGTTCGCTTTCTTGATCAGGTGATTGTAGACCAGGGCACCCTTGACGTGGACGGGCGATCCCTTAGCATAGATAGTAGTCTTATCAGAATACTTCCGCAGCCCTTGGCACCCTCTCGGGAACGAGATCTCCTCTACAGGCAATTCATCGAACGTCCGCTTGAACTCTTCGATGTAATTCTGGGTAGCTTTTTGGTCACCATCCATGATGATCGAGAGACAATTCTTCATGGCGTCACGACAGATCTGAGGAATCACGGCCTTAACAACTTCAAGGCCCATAATCTTCAATTCAGGCTTCTCATATCGCAACCCCTCGGCATCCCAGACGCGCATGGCATAGCCTTTCTTGGCACGCCAGATGGCCTTGTCGGCGATGATATCTCGCTTCATGACCATGGCGTTTTCGAAAGCGTTCATCTGCTTCGCTAGCTTGGCGTAGGACTTGTCGATGAACGGCTGGATATGCTTCTTCGCTACCTTGTCGAGGAACGTAATCTTCTTCTCCGTCGTTTCCGAGGGCATAAACTTATCGATGAAAGGCTTGCAGTCTATATAAACGGAATCGGTATCAATCGCAATCACATAATCAATGTTCGTCTTGAATGTTTCATTTAGGAACTCATTGATGCGACGCTCGATGTAGAGAATCGAGAGCTGGCCTGACAGAGTGATGGCAGAGGCCAGTCGCCAATCATAGAAGCGACACCACTCATTCGCCAACGCACCATAGGCTGAGTTGAGCGAGATCTTCTTGGCCAGCTGAAAGTTGTGGTACTTTGCGATATCGTTCTTGTTTTTCGGATCTGTTTTCTTGAGCTCCAGCATTTTGGTTTTGTACTCAAGACGCTTCTCGAACTGAATCTTCATCAGCTCTGGTAGAAAGCCTTGGAAGTCATTCCGGAAACGGGCACCATTGCCAGCTACAGAATACAGACCACCAGCCTTATACTCCTCCTTGATCACCAGCTCGCGCTGCTTATCATCCCAGGGATCGATGTAAACCAGGGTCTCAGGCGAGATGTTGTACTGCATGATCAAGTGGGGATAGAGGGACTGAAGGTCAAAGGAAACCACCCACTCACTCAGACCTAGTCGCGGTTCCTTAACGTATCCGCCAGGAACCAGCTTAGACTCCGACCGCATATCCGTCGGCAGAGCTCTATTCTGAGCCAGCAAGTGGTTGTGGATGATGGTCTCCCACAACAGCACGGAAGTCAAAGAGTCGATGTAGTTGATCTTGGCATCGTAGGCGATGGTTACCGCCAGCTCTAGGAACTTGTTCTTCTCCTCGATCTCCCAGACTCGATCTAGGTCGCCAACGTTGTATTCCACGTAGAGAGGATAGTTCTTTTCATAGAGGTTCTGGAGCGTACCATACTCATCCTTGTAGTTGACCTTCCGCTTCTTGACCTCGTGCCAGGCGACGTGGTCTAGTGTGTAGGACTCAAGCTGGCTGTAGGTAAACTTCTTGTAGAGGTCGTAGTAGTCAAGAATCGAAACGCCTACAGGAATGTAGACCTGATGCGGGCGGCCGAAAGACTCGATCGTTTTTTCTTTGAGGATACCCCAGGGAGAAAGCTGCTTGGCCGCATCTTCGCCCAGCACTCGCTTG